AACAACTACACGATGAATCTGTATCACGGCGTCTCTGACATACAACTTTGTCATGTATTTAGCAATCCTGGAGTTATTTTCCCAGTTGCTACGTGCACTGACAAGAGCCAGCAGAACGGTTTCCTTAGTTCTGATGTCCTTGACGGAGAAGTGCTTAATATGGTCGCGGAGTCTATTCGCGGCCACTCCTTCAATGCAGCTATTTTCGCAGCGGAGGGGAAGCAAAGCCTCGAAACCGTGATTAGCACTCTCCGAGCCGTATTTCAGGCTTTCAGGTCTATAAAACGACGAGATTTAGGAGGTGCATTACGGTCTTTGGCTCGGGTTCCGGGTCAAAGCAAGAAGAAGGCGCACCAGCGTCTTGAGGCGGGTGACATCCCTGGTGCATGGCTCAGTCTAATTTACGGCTGGCGCCCTCTGTTACAGGATATCTACGAAGCCATGAATGCTTTTGAAGCGCGCTCTAATCAAGCGCGTGGCGTCGTTGTTAGGAAGCGGAAAACTACTAAGACTCCTGCGCAAGATCTAGGCTGGGCTAACAACCCAGATTATGCTCGAACGTGGACGTCCCAATCGGTGACCGTAACCTACAAAGTCACTTTTCTGGAAAATCTGTCAGCTGCACGCACTTTAGGCCTGAGTAATCCGGCTGCAGTGTTGTGGGAGAAACTGCCCTATTCATTTGTAGTAGATTGGGCTTTACCCATCGGCCAATATCTCGATAGCCTCGGGGTGTTTGCTGGTTTGCAGTTGTCGTACGTCAAGACCGTCTTCTCCCGAGCTACGTGCGCTACGCTTCAATGGCGTGCGGTGCAAGGGTTAGGAGCTGATAGTCCGTGGGTAGGCAACCATGGAAGTAGTACAAAAATCAAGCTTGTACGTACGGTGGGGACCAGTCTAAGTGTTCCAACTCCAAGTCTGAAAACAATGGAGCGGATATTTTCGGTTGGTCACTTACAGAACGCCTCTGCGTTGATTGCACAGCTGGTGATCAATGCAAGGAAGTAAATCCTTTCTGCGGGTACTTATTCCCGCGGTTGTTGCGCGTACATTTGCGCGTAAAATTATGGAGCGTGATGCAACCTTTTGCCTCTCACGCTACACAAAGGAGAATGCACATTGAGTGCACAAGCGAATATCACCGTGTTCGACGGTGCCGCCACCCCGGTGTCTCACACCCTGGTCGCGATCGGCGTCGCCGCCGTCAAGAAGGAACTCATTGCGTCATGGCGGGAAATGGTTTCGACCATCCCTGCCTATGCGCAGATTACCCTTGACGTCGGTGTTCAGCGTCTCGCGTCCGGAGTGTACCGGGTTGCTATGTCGGCAAAGGTACCCGTGATGGAGTCCGTCTCGGGTCAGAATGCCGCTGGCTATACTGCAGCTCCGAAAGTCGCTTACACCAACACGATCAGTGTGGTGGGTTTCTTCCATGAGCGCAGTACTGTTGCCGAACGTCGGTTGGCGAGGCAACTCGCTATCAATCTTCTTGGCAACGTTTCATCCTCTGTTGCCCCTGCTATTACGGGGCCGTTGCCTGAGGCCATTGACCAGTTGATTTCCGCGCATTAAGTTGCGGTTTTCTGGCTGGTTTGTGACTCTCATTTGCCGCATTGACACGCGGCTACTGCACCTTGCTGCTTATATACGGGCCAGGTGGGGTAAGTTCGGTAGCTAATCCTTTCTCTTCTAATTAAGGAGGTTATATGTCATATGATGACTGGATTAAGCCTAAGGCCCTGCCCGAATCCTTGGAAATTCTGGATCGGCTAAGCCTAGCTCACTGTGCCCTTGGCGGGCATTACGGCGCTCAAATCGGGGATCTTGTTAGGACCCGAGATTATGCGGCGCTCTGTGAGTTCCAAATCGACTATACCAAGTTCGATGTTCTTAACGTCTCGGAGATCATCCACGTCCGTCAAGCCCTGGCCTTTTATACTAAGCTGGAGGATCTTGAAATTGGCGTGGACAAAGAATCCGTTGCGTTACTTGGCTTCCTCGATTCTGAAGCGACAAACCGTGAGACTAACAACCGTTTCCGATCATATCGTTCTGGTGCACTACAACCAACACCAGAGCACGCACGGCTTATTATGGCCGTACGTGATAAAATACGACAGGTCCTCGGTTCTCCGCCCTGTAACTACGGGGCAATCGGTGGTCGTTTTGGACCCGGTGCTACCGCCAACGTTCGTCGGGAAAATGCTTCGGCAGTTGAAAAACTAGCTGCCGTCCCGACTTGTAGCTGGAACTTGATCCGCTCTCCTCTCTTTGCTGCAGTAGTGCGAGGAAATGAATCGTGGTTTTCGAATCACGAGGAAAATCTTTACACTATCCCCTGTGGCGAGGATTACTGGGTTGCACATGTCAACGTGCTCCCCTGTACGGGGCAATTGAGTTTCGTCCCAAAAAACGCTCGGACGTTTCGCTCCATCGATGTCCAACCAACCGTGAACGGATTCGTCCAAAGCGAGTTGGGAAAGATGATCGAAGGTTGCCTCCGCAGCGTTGGTGTAGACATTCGCGACCAAGAAAGAAATAAAAACTTGGCGCGAATGGCTTCGATAAGGAAGCACCTTGCAACGCTTGATTTATCGAAGGCCTCGGACAGCATCGCATATGAGGTCGTAAAGACCCTTATGTGCGACCTGTGGTTCGAGTTGCTAGCTGCAGCACGCACTCCGTCGACGGTTTACAAACCGCTTGACATAGAAATACGCCTTGAAATGTTTTCGGCTATGGGAAACGGTTTTACATTCCCGTTGGAAACTCTCATCTTTTGGGCTATCGTCGCAGTTGTCTGCGAAGGTTGCTCGAATGATGAGATTGGCGTCTACGGCGATGACATCATTTGTCCAATTACCAAAGCGGACAGTGTTATCGAGGCTCTTAAGTTTTTCGGCTTCAAGGTTAATTCCGAGAAGTCGTTTGTAAGTGGTCCTTTCCGGGAGTCGTGTGGCGGTGATTACTACGAGGGATTCTCCATTCGGCCTTTTTACCAAAAGCACCTGGTGAGCTGGCAGTCCCTATTTGTCTTGCACAATTTTTATTACAGGCAAAATATGTTTGACTTCGCCCGTATTGTGCTCGATATGATTCCTGTAGACATCCGTCTGTTTGGTCCCGACGGTTATGGTGACGGTCATCTCTTGTCGGATTACTTTGACAAGATAAAGCCCGTTCCGCGCCGAGTTTTTGGGATTAACGGATTCCCGCCACTGAAGCAATATCACTTGTGGCAGGGTGCAGGGTTCGAGGGATACTACATAAAGTCGTATAAGATTAACCCGGTGAAACATGTTACCCGGTATCCGTGCGACCTAACTACACCTTTATACGCGTGTGAAACCAACGCGCGTACTGCCCTTGTGGGTAACTCACCGGTTCGATTCTCAGATCCGGTTGAGTTCACAAAGAATGGACGTCCCATGTGGACGTACCCCGGCGGTGCTGGTGTAGGCGTAGTGGAGATCTACATCCTGGGCTGATATATGTAAAACAGTCCAGAAAAAGAGAGGGCGAAAGCCATAACATGGGTG